CTGCTAAACGCTCACGCTCGATGGCAAGCTGGTCAGCTTTAGCTGCTGCGTCAGCCGCTAGCTTCTTCTCTTCAAGCTCCATCTTCTTCATCTTGATCTGGAGTTCTTGCATCTGCATCTGCAGGACTGGGTCTTGTTGCTGCTGCTGTGCTTGCTGTTGAGCAGCCTCTGCTTGGTCACGCTGCAATAGACGCTGAGACGCTTTCGCTGCCAACTCTGCAATCTGCGAGGCAATCTCTACTGGCAAACGCTTGTTCTCTTCTTCCGTCGGCATGGGCAGGCCCAACTGCTCTTCAATCTGACGGCGGTACTCAAACGCTACGTGCTCATTGATGTGAGCCATCATCGCGGACTGCATCTGTTGCGCCATCGGGTTCTGACCAACGATCTGCATAACCTTCGGGTCCTGCATGGCAGACATGTGTACAGAAATATGGGCCTCGTGATTCTGCTCGATGAACGCCTTCACAGGCTTGCCGGTCAACAAGTTCTGATTCTCTTGGACCGGGTCGGTAGGCACCGCATCGTCTTCAATCGGAACAAGTTTCTCAGCGTTCTTGATGCCCAACACCTCAATCATCTGGCGGTGTAACAACGGTAAGTTGTACAACTGTGGAGCCTGCTGAGACAACTGCAGCACTGACTGATACTGAACGATCTTCTGCGCAGTCGTACTTGCGTTGGGGTTAGACACAGGAATGACTTCCACTGAATCATAGTCAGAGCGGCGAGCAAGTCGGCTTCCATCTTCTGGCTCGTAGTCATACTCTTCTGGTGTGTAGTCGGCGATGATGGCCTTCAAGAGCTTGAACTCCTGACGCATCGTGTAGTGCATACGCGCTTGAACCGCGCCCATCACTTTGAGCATACGCTCAAGAATTGCCAGAGTCGTACCAACAGGCGCATTAGCGCTCATGTCGGAGACATTCATATCACCACTAGATGCAAAAGCTCGGCCTTCTTGTACGATGTTTTGGAACAACGTGTACAAAACTTGGCTGGGTTCTTTGTACGGCAGTGGTAAGATGTTGTCACGGATACTTCCTGAGGGCACATCTACGTCTCTAAATTCTCCGGGAGAGATTGGCGTGTCATCGTTCTTAATGCGCAAGCCACGAGATTTCATACCACCGGGCAAGTTAGCCAACGTGCCAGCGTCCACCAACTGACGAATAATCATCGTCGCAGACTTGGCGTATCCACCAATCAAGTGAATCAGACCGTAGCCATAGAACCCAAACCCGGGAATGTATTGGTAATGCACGAAGTGCTGACGCTTGGTCTTCAAGTCATCGTCTTCGTACCAATTACGTCTGATGGCTAGTACAGTACCAGTAGCCTTTTCGATAGTGACTACGTAAGGAAGTGCAATGCCTGTGGGCTTACCCTTCTTATCTTTGTCCTCAAACCCGGGCAGGTCCAAATCTACGTGCATCTCAAGTATGCGGTAGCGATTATCCTGCGTAGCCGAGAGACCTTGCTCTTCTGCCTTTTGCTTCTCAATGTCGTCAAGCTCAGTGCTTGGCTCACCAAGATCAACGTCGGAATAAAAGCTCGCTTGCTGCAGCTTAATTACTTCGTTTTTGGTTTTACGCATAACGTGTGTTACGCGCTCGGATGTCTCTAAACTAGACGCACCGTAAGGCACGACGATGTCCTCGGCGGGAATAAAGATAGCTGCTTGACGCCCTTTGCTTGGGTCGTAATACACCTTCTTAAACGCTGAGCCAGCCAGTGGCAGTGACCACAACATCTTCTCATGCTCAGGGCGATACTCCTGCATCACTTCTGTGAGCTGGTAGTTCATGTCATCCTTGACACGCTCGGCTGCCTCTTGTTTGTCTTTGGTATCTTTACCAATGATCTGTGTCTTTACAGGACCTGCGGCTGGGAACGTTTCTGTAATGCCTTCACTCTGAAAGCGCACAACGGACTCGGTGAGCATTGGGTGGAACACACCGCATGCCCCTTCCCACGGCTCGGTACGGTCCTCGTACTTCAAGCCCAATAGTTTCAAACCTTCTACATAGGTCTGAATCCATTCTTTGCGGTCACCAATGTCTTTCTCAAACTCAGCAACTAAATCACCACCCAGCGCTTCAAGCTCTGAGTCTTCCATGAAATCGGCAAGGTTAGCGTCAAAGTCTTCTGCCGTCGGCTCTCGTTTTTCCAGCTCAATTTCGATACCGTCGATGCCAATACTTACTGATTCTGGGTCTTCGATTTCAATTTCAATAGCTGGCTGCTCCAAATCTTCTACATCTGTAATGCCTTCGGGGGCCGCGTATAAACCTTTGTCCATTGCCATAATATGTCCTTAAACTGTGTAAAACCGCTCACGTCGAGCGCTTTTGAACCATTTGGTTTCTTCTGGTTCATCAGTAGGTAATCGAATAAACCCACCTTGCCTGAATCTAATCAAAGCCTGTGTAGTAGAGTCAACCAAGTCGTCGTTAGTACCACTAGGAAAATCATTACACTCTTCCATGACCTCTCTAGCCCACCTGCGATCAGGTGCCCACACTATGCCGGAGGCCAGCAGGTCGGAGACTGCGTTCACACGTGATATTTTGTCCTGTCCTTTACCCGGTGTAAACTCCCCTACCGGAATACCCATGCGTCTGAGTTCTTGATACAACGCCGAACCGTTGGACTTCTTCTCCACCACGAACGCGTCTGGCTCCCATAATTGGTACTCTTCTAACACCAACCTCTTGAGATCGGGGAACTCCAACCGCTTCTTAATAGCGTTTAGCAGGATGATGTTGAAGTTTTTTGTGTCCTCATTAAAGAACACACCCCAAGTAGTCAACGCGTTGTAGTCAGCCCTGTTATTGGCTTCTTGGGCCGCGTCAAGACTCATGATTGTAAACTCACATGGCGGCGGATCGTCCTTATCCCAAATCTGCCACCACTCTCTTTTCAGCAGCGCACCTTCTTCAGACACGGGGTTCTGCATGTACTGAGCCTGCCAGTAGCGCGGGTCCATGCCTGCTTTTTTAGACAGCAGCTCCTCCAGCGACCAAAAATCCCCCCACAGGGGTTTATCGTTCAAAATCGCCGGGAACTCCACAACCTCCCACTCATCTACATCCTCTTCCCTCGCCATTTGTGCAATCACCTGACCGGTCAAGTCCAATTTAGACCAACGAGTCATGACGATAATGATCGCGCCACCGGGCATTAGACGTTGAATAGGGCCGGATTGGAACCATTCCCACGCTGGCAGGAAAACATCGGGTCTTCCAGTCTTTGCGTCTTGTTCTGAGTGAGGATCATCGATGATAAAAAGATCAGCACCACGACCGGCCAGCGCACCTCCTACACCGATAGCGAAATACTCGCCTTGGAAGTTAGTACCCCAACGTGATGCCGATTTAGAATCAGATTGAAGCTCAACTTGCGGGAAAATATCTTTATAAGCGTCAGAACCAACCAAATTTCGCACTCTTCTACCGAAATTCACAGCCAAATCAGCTGTGTGGGACGCCATAATGATCTTTTTATGAGGGTATTTACCTAGAAACCATGCCGGTGCTAGATAAGATATAAGTTCAGACTTGCCATGACGGGGTGCAATATTGACAATAACCCGTTTTTTCTTGCCTTCAGCGATTTCTTCAAAGATTCTGGCTAAACGGCGGTGATGTGGGCCTACTTTATAGCCCGGATACACGTGATCTACGAAGGTTAGGAAGTTATCTTTACCTATTTTCTGTGTAGACTCGGCATACCACTTCTTAATTAGCTCATTTGTGCGGCGTTTATCCGCATCAGCCATGTGTGGAATGAGCTTTTCAAGCTCGTGTATTTGACTAAGCGTCATTGACATCGGTAACTACCTTTGCATCAACATCAATGACACGTGTTTTTAGCTTACTTAGAGTCTCAAGCAACTCACTTTCCACTTCTTCAATGGTCTGATGCTTATGAGTTACCTCTGTACGCTTCTTAAATGCGTCTACTCCATCAATTTCGCCTAATTTAGTTAGAGCAGTCACACGTGTTTTAGCATCGCGGGCATTTTCTACCTCTTCGATGAGCTTGTTGACGACGTACATCTTTAAGTCAGATAGCTCATCCACTATGGACACGTTCATCTGAGCAACCATTCCGGCAAGGAAGGCAAGAGTCTCGTTAGGGTATTTAGCGAAGTCGGGTCGCAGCTTAGGATCGCTCACCATTTGCTTAGCTAATTCTTTAGCTTGGGTTGCGTTTTCCTCGGTGGGATCGATTGTTTTGCCTGTTAAGTCCGCCATCAACTTAATAACGTTAGCGCGTTGCTGCAACTCTTGAGCAGGCGACAGATCAGGGAACGCTTCTTTAGCGTTATCTGGCAAAGGAATATTTTCCTCGATGGGCGGCACTAATTCGGACATATCAGCAGAGGTTCTCCTCGAATGGTCAAACTATACCATATATTATTTTTTGTGCAAGGGGTGTCTGGGACTCCTACCCGGGGGGTGTTTGATAAGTCGGAGTTAGTAAACACTGTGGAAAAACACAGTAGGGGGTGGGGGGGGTGTTTTGAAAAGTGTGGGGTTATTTGTGCAAACTAGGGAGTATGTAGGGAGCGGGACTCCTAGTTGAGCGTCTGGGGGGTGGGGGGTGCGGGGGGCGCCAATCCCTTGCCAAACTTTACATTTCCAGCCGTTTTGGTTAATCTGTAGACACTGCAACATCGCAGTGACACATGGAGATCGTTATGTATCTAGTAGAGATTCAATGGGGCAACAAGCAGATCGCCCACACAGCATGGACTAAGGCATCAGCGATGCAGTGGCTGTACAGTTACCCGAAGCAAGATATGTTCGGTATCGTTACTGACTTGTTCGGACGCA